CAAGGTAAGACAATTAATGGATTTTCACGCCTAGCACCGCAAGGTATGCTTAGAGTGACTCTATCTGAAGTGGCGAGGGCATTAAAGTAATGGCTACATTTTTTAATGATATCCAGGCCGCATTCGATAATCGTTTAAATACGTTGACCGGTGGGTATGATATCGCGTGGTCTAACATTGCATATGAGCCTGATGCAGGTACAACGTATTTAAGACCATCATTTCTACCGACTGATACAGTACAGGTAGGGCTTGGATCTTCTGGTTTGGACGATACTAGGGGTGTCTACCAAATCGATGTGGTTTACCCGGCGGGTAATGGAAGAACTACTGTCACCGACTCAGTGGCAGACCACTTCAAAAGAGGTACTACTTTGAGTTATAATGGTACCAATGTAAGGATTATATCGGCTTCGATTGGTCCTGCTATTAGAGATGGCGCATTTAATTTTGTGCCTGTCTCAGTGGCTTTTCAAACTTATACTGACGCGAGGTAACGCAAATGGCTATCGCAAACGGCGCACAACACTCTCTGCATTACATCGCAGAAAGTACATACGGTACTACACCGGCAACTCCAACTTGGACACCTCTACCACATACAGGTACGACATTAGCTCTTACTAAAGATGCTATCGAATCTGAAAAGCTACGTGGTGATCGTCAAGTTGAGGATTTTCGGCATGGTAATAAATCAATTGGTGGTGATGTCTCAGCAGAACTAGAATATGGCGCATTTGATGATCTTCTAGAAGCTGTCATGTGTGGCACCTGGACTACTAACGTATTGAAATCGGGTACGACTCGTCGATCATTCACATTAGAGCGTAAATTCGCTGATCTAGATACTGCCGAATTTCATCGGTATACTGGTTGTGAATTCAACTCTCTGGCCTTATCGGTTGCTCCAAACGCAATGGTATCCGCTACCTTTACAGTAGTTGGCAAGGACTTAAGTCTAGCAACGGCTGAGATTGCTTCATCCACGTATTCATCTGATGTAGGTAATACACCATTTGACTCATTCACAGGGTCAATTACGGAAGGTGGCTCTTCAATCGCTACTGTTACTAGCTTGGAAATGACAATTGAAAATGGCCTGGAGCCTTTATTCTCTGTCGGATCGGACACTACCAATCGTCCATCAATCGGCAAATCACGTGTCACTGGCACACTAACTACATATTTTGATAGCAAGACATTGTATGAGAAATTCATCAATGAAACAGCATCTGAGATTGTATGTACATTGACTGATGTAGCAGGAAATGATATCCAAATCGATATTCCTAATGTCAAGTACAATTCAGGACAGCCAGATGTGTCTGGTGAAGGTGCCGTGACCGTAGCTATGGAATTTGTAGCGTTATACAGTTCTGGCGATGCTTCACAATTGGTAATCACTCGTACGGCGGCATAATATGGACTTTAATGATCTGGCTACAGCTCAATCACACGGCAACGGAGCAGAGATAAATATTCTGTCTCCAGTTGATGGCAAACCAACCGATGTATATATCTCAATTATGGGTATAGATTCTAAAGAGTGGCGAGCCGCGAAAAAAGCTCAAACGAGCCAGATCATTTCTGCCAGGGCCGACGGTAAAATGGAAGACCTGGATTATGACCGCATGGACGCTGAAGCGTTAGCTAAAATCACTCTTGGGTGGAAAGGCATAGCGAAAGAAGGCAAAGAATACAAATTTTCATATGAAAATGCATTGTCTCTATACTTAGATGCTCCTGCGGTTGTAAGCCAATTAATAGAATTTGTTAGTAATAGAGAAAATTTTACCAACGGCTGATCAATGAATTCGTCACCTATGGTAGGTGGTGTTTTTGGATAAATTCCTACCCTGAAGGGTCAAAGATCAGCCGATTAGAAACTCTAAAACAGGTAGAAAAAAGTAGAGGTATTACACCGCCAGAATTGGTAAATGCTCCTACATTAAACGCAGACCATAATAGTGTATGGGAGGCATACACCAATCTTGCCGAATATACGTGGTCTGAGATAGAATCGTACCAAAGAGTTACGGGCCATCTTCTGGATGGATGGGAAGTTGAGGCAGTGATGACACTCGCCAGATACAGGAGTTCAGAACCAATATGGCCACTGAAGTAGCAACGCTCACCTTTAAAGCTGATACCAAAGAGATCGAAGCGGCTCACCAAGAGCTAGTCAAGCTTAATAGACAGGGTAAAATTACCGACAAGACGCTTAAAGAATTCGAGAAATCGATGAAAGGCGCACTTAAGCCTACTGGCAAAATGCCTGTAGCTTTGGGTGATGTGGGTCGAAAAGCAGGTCAAGCCGGTATTCAATTCCAACAATTAATCGGTCAGGTACAAGCAGGTACAAGCCCGATGGTCGCTCTCTCACAACAGGCGGCTGACTTAGGCTTTGTACTCGGATTCCCACTAGCAGGTGCCGTTGCCGGAATCGCGGCTTCGTTAGCCGGTCCACTATTGTCGGCTTTATTCGGCGTATCAGAAGAAGTAGAAAAATTAAGTGATAGAGCCGAAAAGCTTGGTATTGATTTACGAGCCGCATTACCTGCTCTATTTGGCCAGGAATTAGACAAATTAACTGAGACGTATAATGAAGCAACGGAGGCTCTAAATCGGCAATTAGCGGTTCGTGCTAAGACAGAAGAAGCAATCAATAAAGAGATTAAGTCTGTAGTTGTTAGTCAGGCCGAAGTTAAAAGACTGTCTGAAGAATTCATGCGGCAGACCCTGGAGATAGAAACGCTCACTCTGGCCCAGAAAGAAGCTTTAAAAGCGATCGAAGAATTCACCAAAGCATTTAACGCCGAAGAAATCAAAAAGGCCAACGAAGCTCTAGAAGAATACATCAAACGGCAAGAACAGATCTCAGCACGTAAAGAGATGAACATACCGGCCAAAATGTTAGCTGAAGCTTCTGAAAGGGCGGCTGAAGCAGGGCGAGAGTTAACAGCTGAAGAAAGAAAGAGATTATTAGTTGCCGGTGTTCGTTTACAACAGATCGAAGATGAAAAAGTAGCAAAACGTCTAGCCGATGAAGAAGCCAGGGGATCCCAACAAACTATTGCGGCAATGCGTCGTAAAGCTCACCAAGAGCAGTTAGCCGCGATATCCGCAGAGCGTAAGGCAAGGCAACTTGAAGATCAAATGGTTCTGCAACGTGTCCAAGAGATGAATGCGGCAGAAGCTGAATTACGGTCCGCCGGTCTATTAGACGTTGAACGAGATGAAATTGATTCATTTAATCGTCGACAAGCTAAATTAGATGAATTTAGACAGAAACAATTGATTTCTGAAAAGCGATACGCCGAAGGTAGCAAGAATCTTGAAAAACAGCGTACTGAATTTGCCATTAAATCAGCCGGTGATGCTCTCAATTCATTGGGCCAGACTAATAAACAAGCCTTTAAGCTTGCTAAAGCCTATAATATTGGTCAGGCAATTATGAATACATATACGGGTGCCACCAAAGCATTAGCCGAATTGCCACCACCATTTAACTTTATTGTTGCGGCGGCCACAATAGCGAATGGTTTGGCTCAAGTACAGCAAATTCGCTCGCAACAATTCCAGGGTCGAGCGGTAGGTGGTCAGGTTAGATCTGGCGAATCTTATGTAGTTGGTGAGCGTGGACCGGAAGTGTTGACTATGGGTGCTACAGGGCGTATAATACCAAATGACAAAATTGGTGGAGCGACTCAGACAGTGAATAAAGTTGCAAATGTGAATTTCCAAATTACTACAGTAGATGCTCGCGGGTTTGATCAATTACTTCAATCACGCAGAGGTCAAATTGTTAGTATGGTGAATTCAGCCATGAATGATCAGGGAAGACGAGGCGTTGCATAATGGCCGGTACGTATCCATCAACTCCAGAATTCCAGGCTATCAACTTAGAATCAAAACACAACAATCTCGTATCTGAAACTGTTTCTGGTCGACAACAAGTACGGTCTATTGGCGGTCAACGGTGGTCTTTTAGTGCCAGGTATAATCCGATGACTCGTGCTGAATTTCAGCCTGTATTTGCATTTGTGATGAGTCAACAAGGTCGGTATGGGACATTTACCATTGTTCCACCAGTCATTGGTGATGCAAGTGGAGATGTATCTGGCACTGCTTTGGTTAATGCGACGACAGCCGCAGGAGCTACATCTGTTGCTATGGATGGAATTACAGGTACGATCAAGGCCGGAGATTTCATCAAGTTTGCCAGTCACTCTAAGGTCTACATGGTCACGGCTGATCGTGCGGGTGCGGGGAGCATATCTATCGAGCCGCCATTGGTATCCGGTGTCACCGATAACGAAGCAATTACGTATGATAGTGTTCCATTTACTATGCGTCTAGCAAATGATATTCAAACGTATAGTTTAAATGCCAATGAATATTATGAATATGAAATTGATATGATTGAGGTGTTGTAATGCCTCGTACCATTAATGCTTCAACGTTAACTGCATTACAATCAGATTCGGTACGTTTAGCCCATTTGGTACGTTTAGGTTTTACTACTGAATTATATATTACTGATTCGCCACACCAATTGGTATATGATTCAAATACTTATTTAGCCGCATCACATTTTCTCAGCCTGGATACATCACAAGAAACCCAAGATTTGCGAGTTGGTTCAATGACGATAAATTTGTCAGGTGTAGACCAATCTTATTTATCAATATTTTTAAATCAAGAATATGTCAATAGGAGAGCTAGGATTTGGCTCGCTATCATCAGTAGTGGTGGCGAAATAATTGGTGACCCGATCAAGACGTTTGATGGTGAAATTACTGGATATTCGCTTCAAGAATCTAAAAGCAATTGCGTGATCAATATGAATATTGCTTCACATTGGGCTGATTTTGAACGGAAGAATGGTCGATTCACCAACCAGAATAGTCAGCAATACTATTTCCCTAGTGACACTGGTATGCGGTTCGCGGCAGAGTCGATCAAAGATATTAAATGGGGTAAAGCCTGATGGGTTGGTTTAGTAATTTCATCAAGAACCCTATTAAGACTATTGGCGATACAGTCAACGATGCCGTTGATGTCGTCGTTGATGTCGTCGAAGATGTCGTCGATTTTGTCGGTGACGTTGTTTCTGAAGTTATATCTTGGGTTGTTGATATACCAGAAGTACCAGACATTGCTCAAGATGCGCAATCGGTATTGGTCAACAAGAATTCAAATATTGCTCAAATTCCTGTTGTATATGGCACTCGTAAAGTAGGCGGTACGCGAGTATTCGTTGAGACATCGGGTGCGGAAAACAAATATCTCTATATTTGCCTGGTTCTATGTGAAGGCGAAATTGATTCAATTGGAGAGAT